TGCAATTGTGTCGGCTGCAATCTTCAGGGCCTGCTGTCGCACTGCAGGATCTGTGATTGACTCAATCCCCGCGTAAGGATTGCCCATTCGCATCAACATAGCTTCCTCTTTCCGCGCGTACTCCGCCAGCGGGAAGATTTGCATCTGATACGTCTTGCCGTCTTTCGTCAGTGTTGCGGTGCGTCCACCGCAAAGATTAAACAACCCGTCCGCCACGGTTTCTACTCCTCAAAAGGTCATGCAATGATATCAAACGCTGTGCCAGACTTCGCCGGCAATCCCTGCCCGTCGAATGCGTAATCAATCGCCACCGGATCTCCGCTGTCAGCGTCAAACGTGATCGGCCCAACCTCAGTGATGACGATGGTTCCGTTGATGTAGTCGTCTGAGTCTGCATGGAACTGCGCCGCCACTTCGTCACCGCGTGCCAGTGGCTGCGCCCCGCCGGCGTGCAGCATAATGGTGACAGTGCCGGACCACTCGCCCACGCCAACCGTGGTCTTGCGCCAGCCGCCTGTGCTGTTCGTTGCGTACTTTGCGGACGCTCCGCCGATCGTCAACTCCCATTTGCCGGTATGGTCAACTTCGGTCGGAGTTCCGCCGGTTTTGAAGGTCATGGACTTGCCGGTGAACGGTGTTCCTGCGGGCATTGTATTTGCTCCTGATTACGGTTTTGCGGTTGCGGAATAGAGAATACCAATTTTCAAATTCGTGGCGGTTGTGGCCACGCCCAAGATCGTCACGAAGTCGCCTGTGGCCAGATCGGCATAAGGTGCAATTCCTCCGGCGTTCACGCTGCAGACATAGACCTGTCCAACAGTGAAGGCCGAATTAAATGTCAGGTTTCCGCCGTAGCAGTATTGCAACGGCTGCCCGTCGCTCGCCCCGTGTAATGCAATCCCAATGGCCTTCGATGATGCCAGGACATCCGCATCGCAAGGCCTGAGTTTGTTGCTGGCCGTTGTGTCTGCGTACACCGGCTGGCCGGCGGTCACAGTCCCGCCGGCGGTGCCATATCCAATCAGGCTGGTAGCGGTCTTCACCACGCTCGCCGCTGTCACACTCACGTCAGCCATGTCTCACACTCCCACGTGCATCAGATCGAACTGAACCGCCGTCGTCCAGACGCCTGTTGCGTCGTCCTGTGTTGTCGTCATTTGCCCGGAAGGCTTCGCGGTCGCAATCTCCACCGCGCTGCCTGTGTATCCCTGATTCTGCCAACTGGTGACGGCCTGTTGTGCGATGGCTTTGCTGCGGTCGTAATCGATCGACATGCAACCCAGCGTCAATGATGTCCGCCAGCCCTGACTACTGTTTGTCCGCCAGGCTGGCTCACTCACAGCATCGAACACAACCAGATCGTCAAAGTATCCATCGTCGTCCGCGTCATCCTCCAGTGTCTCTGCGTACTGATCGACACTGGCAACCAGCCTGTCAACCGGGACCAGGTCGCACAGTGCAGCCGTTGCGGCCCACCATTCGCCTATTGCCCGATCAATGCCAGTCTCTGCCATTATCTCACCGTCGCCTTTTTCTTGCCCGCCTGTGGCCTCAGTTGCTGCTTCAGCGTGTTCCCGATTTCAGCCCCAAACATGTTCAGATTGTTTTCCACCGCCGGCTTCAAAAATGGCCTTGCCTTGCCGTCCTGCCTAAACTCCCACATGGCCATATAGCCGGCCGCCTTTTTATCAACGTATGTCCTCGCCTGTGGCTTCTTGCCCTTCATCCTCAATTCAGCCGTGATCGACTTCCGGCCTTTGCCTGTCCGCATCTTTGGAGGCTCGCCCGGCTTACTCGCCCCACTGCCTTCCTTCGCGTCTCCAAACGCTGCTCCAGATGTGTCAGCATCACCGGACAACGTCAGCCGATTGAATTCCCGCTCCCTCGCCCTCTGATCCCGTCGTGCCTGTGTCGCCGCCTTCTTCTTCTGCCGTGCCCTGTCCCTCAGTGCCCGCTTCGTTCGTGCCACAAACTGCTTAGCGGTCTTGCGTGCTTTGCGTGCCTGCTTGACCGCTCGCCGTGTTTGTTTTGCCGTCCTTTTTGTTGCCCGAATTGCCGCTCTGCGTGCCCGCTTTGCGGTCTTCCCGCCAGCCCTTGCCAGCGTGTTGCTGGCCAGAAACTTTTCCGTCTTCCGTGTGACTCGCTGGATTCGTTTTCGCGCGGCCTTAACTCGCCTCGCCACGGCCTTGTTCGCCTTGGCTCGCAGTTTTGCCACCGCACTTTTACGCCTCCGCCGTGCCACCGCTTTCGGCCTCCTTTTTGAGCCGCGCCCTTTCCTTCAGTTCCGCCCGCTTTTGCCGTGCTCGTGCATTCTTGCGGTCCCGTTCCTCTCGACTCGGTCCCGTAAATTTCCTGCTTACCATCTGTTGTGCAATGGACCTGCACAACGTCGCCGCACGCTCAAGGCTTTTCCCGGTCGCTGTCTCCAGTGACCGCATCAGCTCCGGCCTTCGGTCGACCTTTTTTATCCTGACGCTCATGTGTCACACCGGCTGCAAATCAGATAGGGCAGATCCACCCGGTTGAACTGGTTTTCAACCCGATCAATCCGATAGTTCTCGCCATCTGCATTCGTGATTGTGTCTGCCACGTTCACATCTCGCAGACTCTGAATGATGCAGTAGTATTCGCCAGCCATCGCCCGACGTTTGCCGGACTGTGTCGCGGATATCTCAGCACTTGACAGGAACCACTTCGCCCGGATCTGTGCCACCTCGGAATCAACAAACTGCCGCTCGGCCTTTGCCGGCCCTGTGGCTGTCCGTCGCTGCTTTAGTGTCACAAACTCAGTCAACTGCAGGTGGCAATAGGACCGCTGCAAAGCCGTCTCTGCCGGGTCGGTAAACATCACCACCCACGTTGTTGTCACGTTGCCCCGCTTGACTCGGAACGTGTCCCCTGCAGTCACTTGCGTCGTGCTGGCAGGCGTCCAGATATGTGCCCTCCTGATCGTCTGCCGCTCAGGCTGTTCAATCAGTCGGACAGTGCGAGGAATAACCACGTTTGCGGAATTCGTCCACGCCGCCTGCTCACCGAGTTCGTCGGTGTTCAGGATCGCGCAAACATCTTCCGCAAACTGGTCTCTCAGGCTCATCGTGCGCGGCTCGTCTGATGTGTGGCTGTGGCAGATTCTTCCAGCGTGATGAACTCACGACTGGCAAGGTTCTGCACCATGACATCATCCACTTCATTGACGGTCAGCGTGATCGGCTTCCCGTCTGCAACTTCCAAAAATGCACCCGTTGAAAGGCGGCTGCGGAAGTGTCGTTTGTTGGTTTCCTTGTGACGGCCTTCCGCCGCCTTCCCCAGTCCGATTCGATATGTTGGCATTGTCCAAATCCTCCCGCCGAAAAGATGCTGCCACCGCATGGCGGATGCAGTGGCAGCCGCCGGCAGCCGTCGCTGCCGGCGTTGCTCAAATCAAACCGCCGTCATCAGGTCGTCAGAGTGCAAAGAATCGACGTCCACCATGCGAAGTATCCCACGTTGTATCGGGCTTCGGTCATGAACTTGACGTCCTTCGTTTCGAGGTCGTCAATGCCCTTCATCATGCGGGTCAGCGGCTCACGTCGCTGGAACACGAAAGGCTTCACGGCCTCGCCGGTCTTGAACAGGTACAGCTTCACGTCACTGGTCAGGTACGGGCTGGACACGATGTTCGGACGGTCCACAACAACGTTGCTGCTGTTGCTGATCAATTCCGATTCCAGCGCGTCATACACCAGATCCCGCAAGGCCAGCGGAACCAACAACGTCAGGTCATTCAAGCGGCCAACCGTCGGGCGGTTGTACAGCTTGCCCTGATCGTTCTTGAAGGCCAACATCGTCCGAATCATCTTTCGGATTGCGGTTTTGATTTCCGCCACGGTCGGTGCTGACGTGCTGGCAACGGTGCTGGTGATGTCGTTCGACTGGCTGCCGCTGTTGCCCCAAACGTGGTCAGTGTCGAAAAAGAACTGACCATCGAAGCACGCGGTGCTTTCGCCCTGCTCCAGCACAGAAAACCACAGCTCATCAGGATGATGCGCGGCTTCGATGCCCAACTGTTCCAGAACCGGCCCGTACTGTCCGAGGTTGTCGTCAGCAAGGTCGGTCTTCTTGATCAGCAGGCTGCTTTCCCAGTGCTTGTTTTCCAGCACGAAATTCGCAGCCCGCAGTTCGGAAAACTGACGCTCGCCCAACCACTCACGCATCCCCGGCATGTTGCCGATCCATCCGTACTTCTCGGATGTCCGCACGCTGGAAGCGTCGTAGCAGACGGTCGGATAAAACGGAGTCGCTGCGGCCACTCGGTTGTCAAATTTTGCAGTCAGATCACGCAGCTTGACCTGTGCTGATGCAATATCAATCGGCATTGTCGAAACCCTTTCAGGTCAAAAATGATCAGCCCAGAACGTCAATCATGACATCCATCTGAGTTGCGGAAACGTAGTTCACAGCCCGACCGATTCGGGATGCACTCGTGCTGGTTGCGGTCGTCGTGAAATTGTCCGTGGCGTAGATCAAATCTCCCGCAGTCGCCTGCGTGAAACTGGTGCCAGTCAGACGGAAAACGCCCTCAGTCCACAGCTCCACGACCTTGTCACCGGCACTGCCGCCGCTGTTGTCGCACTGCTGATACACGATGCCCGCAAACGCGTTCGCCCCGGCGTTGTCGTCATTGGTGACGTATCCAGTGGACGCATCCCAAAAGGCAATCGTGTTCTGATACAGGTTCACGGCTGCTGCTTTGCACTGGACGATATCGCCAGCGTCCTGCATTAACACCACCTGATTCGCTGTTACTGCCATCGGTCAATTCTCCTTACTTCTGAAGTGGTTCCAGCCCGTCATCAATCCGACGGCTGCGGATGTACTGATCTTCTGAAACGCTCAGAAGGTGCTTGTGCTGTGCAAACTCAGCCCGGTACTTCGCATTCGGATCTGCCGGCGGTTCCGGTGCTGCGTCCAGCACACTGCCCCGCTTGCCCATCAGATCTTTCAACGCCGCTTGTGTTTCCTCGACACTGAATCCAGCATCAACGAAGGTGTTGAACCTGTCAGCATGTCCGGCCAGGTCGCACAGTGCTCGGATCTTTTTGCAGCGGTCGCGCTCGACCTGCGCCAGATCGGCTGTGCTGCTGGTGACAATTTCAGGCACTACCTCGACGGCAGACAACTCGGCAACCGGCTGTGTTTCCACGGCTGGCTGTTCGGGCTGTCCAGGCGTCTCTGCAGGTGCCTGCGGCTCGGTTTCGTCAGCCATCGGCTGCTCTCCCTTGCTTGCAAAATAGCGGTCCAGAAATGCTGCAATGCGGCCCCGGACCACGTCGGGCGGTGCATCGCCAAAATATGTACTCAGCAGGGCGGTTGCCTGTGCTGGAAGGTCTCGCAAATCGGCCTCAAGCGAGAACATGCCGCCGCGTGTCGCTGCCGGATCGTCTACCACGTCGCCCGCTTTGATTGCCTGAAAACGCATCGGCCACATGCCACGCTCTGACTTTGGCTTCGTGTCGTTCGCAGCTGTAAACGCCTGCAGGTCTCCCTGGTCAAGCTTCGTGGCCAGACTCACCCCAAACGATTCCGGGTCTGACTCCGCCAGATCCATGACGTAGTTCCCGAGGTCGCCCTGCGGACTGGTGAATGCAGCGTCCGCGATGTGCAGGTCTCCGCGTAGCGTGTCGCCGTCAATCCGCAGATTCTTCCAGCGGCCCAAATAGCTGCCCATGCCATCGGCAGACATATTCGGGTGAGTGAATCGGGCTTTCAGTCCGTTCGGGCTGCGTGTGCTCAGTGCCAACGCCTGATCCAGCGTTTTTGCGTCAACGGTCCACGGTCTCACCTCCGCGTCGTTCAGGTTTCCCACCTGCATCAGTGACGCGCCGAAAATGACATTGGCCTTGCGGTCAACTCTGACAGGAGGTGCCGGAAGTCGATCAGTCCGGAACATGCCCGGATCTGTCAGCGTTTGGATCGTCTTCATTGTGCCTTGTCCCTCGCTTCCATCTGCCGCTTGATTTTGCTTGACCAAGCCTTGCCGGGATCGCCGCCCCATAACGCCCAAGCAATCCGCCCATTCGACGGATAGCCCGGCTCGCCGGGTGAAAATCCTTCGCCCTGTTTGTCAACTTCGTGGCGTGCAAAGAATGAGACCATCCGCCCGATTGTGCTTGGACTCATGGCCTTGCCATTGCTCAGGTCTCGAGCGCGTGCAATGCCCACCGCAGTGCCACCGCGTTTGAATTCACGCCGCCATTCAAGGCCCTGCTTTGCTTCGGCTCGCACACCTGCCGGCGGTCTGAAATCGATGCCCGTGTATTTCTTTGCCACTGCCAACGTCGCCACACTGTAATCCGCTCCGCTGTCCTGTTCGTCGTCATCCGGATCGTCTGGCATGTCAGGCTGGTCTAACTCCAGATCCGCACGATACGCTGCCATGCGGGCTTCCATGTCGGCTTTCGCCCGCTGCTCACGTTCAATCTGCTGCAGCGTTTCGTCGAAGTCGCGGCCACGGCTCGCAAGGCTTTCCGTTTGCGTCGTCAGGCCTGACTCAATCGCCAGAATATCGGCCTGCACTTCCTTCTGTGGATCGACCCACGGCCAGCCCGGCGGAATCCACTGGTGCTGTAGGAAATGCTCGCGGTGCTCCTCGTACTTCACCGGATCGACGGGCAGAACGCCCTGCACAACGGCCCGATCAATGAACCGCGCCCACACCTTGCGGAAGACCTGTTCAATCAGGCAGGACTGCCATACCTTGAACGTGATTCGGCCATCAATCAGGGCAAGACGCCCGCCGCTGAAATTGTTCGTGAACTGCTTCGCCAACAACTCGTAAGGATACCGCAGCGCGGCAGCAACCCCATGCAATGACCACTCGACATACGGCGCCAGTGTCGTGCCCGGTCGCGCCGGGTCGCTGAACGTGATGCCCTCGCCGTCGGCCAAATACTGAATGCTGCCGGGTGCCAGATCCTCAAGATTGCTCCGGCTTCTACCGGCTTCTGCCAGTGTCACCGGATCAGTCACACCCGTGACGAATGCCCCGTGGCAGGCTGCCACCTGTTCGGCAATCAGGTTCGCATACACAAAATCCTTCAAGTCCTTCAACTTCGGCATGGCTGGTGCCAACCACGGCACACCACGCAACTGCCCCGGCGTCTGCTCTTCATAGCAGTGCAGAAGATCGTCCAGACTGACCTCAGTTTCCCGCAGGTCGTAACCGTAGGAATCATTCGGCAGCGTCTTCGTGACGTATGCCGCAATTGGCTTTCCTTTGGCATCCAGTCGCAGCCCCAAACGCCGAATGGCAGTCGGTGCCAATGGCCCATAACCAAACAGCGGAATCCGCTGCGGATGGATGACCTGAACCGTCAGCGTGACGGGCTTTGCTGGGTCGTCATCGTCTGCCATGTGCAGCCACGATTCGCCGAAAATCGCGTTGCACCGCTCCAGCATCCGCTGCTTCGTGTGCCAGCCTTCAGCCTCAGCCCACTTCTGAAACAGCCACTCAGACATCGCGCGGAAGTCTTCGGCCTGTTTCGGTGTCAGGATGCCGCGTTCCGGCTGCACTCGACACTGCGGACGAATGCCCACGCCGATGACGTTGTCAACTCGCCCGTTGATTGCAGATGCCGCGAAAACATCGGTACGGTACAGATCCACCGCCCGGTCAATCAGCGTTTCCAGCTCGGACTGCAATGCATCGTTTGTGGTCAGCTTACTGGCCAGCCACTTTTCCCCACGCAGGCGGTCATGGTCCGCCGCTTCCCACGCCGTAAACCGCTCAGCGGCTCGCTGTGCCATTGCCAGACGGATTTCGTGGTCAACACGGGCTTTGACCCGCTTTGATGCGAGCGCGGGGCTTACGGCTGCAATGACGCGGTCCAGTCGCGTCTGCCGTGCTGCTGCATCAACTCTGTTGCGCAGGTCAGTCATTGCGGAACCTCACAAGATTCCGAGACCGTCCGATGCCGCC